CCGATCTCTGTTGCCGTGCTTGGCGAAGATCAGCTTTTGCGTTTGCGGGGAAATTCCTAACGACTTGATGACGGCGAGCGCGTTTGGATTGGCGGGCACTGCAACGAGCGAGCACTCGACCAACTCCTGTTTGATAAAGCGCAGGCCGCCCCACGGATTCTTTTTGTCGAGCGGCTCGTCTTCGATCGATCTGAAGCCGACCGAGACAGCGCGCAGAATTTTGGCGTCGACGAGCTTGCGAATTTCATCAATGCGCGCCGAGGTTCCTTCCGGCGCCGGGACGAGCTGACCGCGCAGAGCGCCATCCTCGACGCGTAGATTGCGCCATGTGCCGATCGGCGCGCTCGGCGCGTGGTTGAAGAGCGCAATCGGGTTTTTGAGAAAGGACTCGAGCTGCCAGCCATCGGCCGAAATAATGTCACCCATTCGGTCGACGCTCTCGTCAGACATACAGAAGTCCCAGCCATGCGGCTCTTCTGAGTGGACCTTGCGGTGCACGCCGCCGGCGCGCAAAGCGCGGGCGTCCTCCCAGGCGATCTCGCAGGCCTGCATGGCCGCGTCCTCGCCGACGTCGTTCTCCTCGGTCACCTCCTCGACGCACCGATCCATGAAATCTTCTTCTTCCTCGTCCTCGTCGGGCTCGGGCACGTCAAGCTCGTCGTCGTCATCAAACTGCCTTCCCTGCCGCGCGGGGCGCCCGTTTTGTTTGCCGCCCTGGCCGGCGTCGTTCCACATCTGCATGCAGGCCGCGACAGCGTCCTCTTGCGGGCGTTTGGTGCCACCGTTCTCGCCCATCATCTCGGGCACGCAACGCGACATCCATTCTTCTTGGTTCTCTTCCTTGCCGGGCGTGATCGGCATGGCGAGGCCTCCTATCCCAATTGCGCGAGCGCGGTGTCCCAATCATCCGGGTTCGTCTGGCGACATAGCCGGACGTTGGCGTACCAAGGCACGAGCCAACGCCAGCTCGTCCAATAGCTGAGCAATCCATCGACATGCGGATGACCGATCGCGCCGGCGAGATGCAGCGCTGCCGTGTCGATGCTGACGATCTGATCCATTGCCAGCATCAAAGCCGCACAGTCGGCGAAGTCCTCGAAGTCGTAAGCGTGCACGCCGAGAGCGCGCGCCTCGTCGGCGCCTTGCTTCTGCATGCTGTGCAGCTCGGCGCCGCGGAGCGCATCCGCCAAGCGCGCGAGCGGAATCGTGCGCGGGTAGTCCCGATCGCTGATGACGTTGGGCGACCACGCGACGCCGATCTGCCATCCGAGTCCGCGGCGCGCGCGCCGGCGTGCGACCTCTTCGGCATCGATGCGAAAGCGGAAGCCAGCGGTCGATTGCCGCTCGACCATCCCGACCAAATAGAGCAGCGGGCAGAAAAAATCGACGTCCAACAATTCATCGGTTAGCGGAGCGACCTGCGCCGCCAGCTTCTCCAGCTCCTTCGGCACTTTGAGAGCGACCGCGGCGCCCATGGCTTGCAGCACCGACACGTAGCGCAGGCTCATGATGCTGTCGCCGAAGCCATGCGCGTGCAGCAACAACAATCGCTTGCCGGCGAGGTCCTCGCCGTTCCAAGGCTTGAGGCCGGCGGCGAGCGCCTCGGTTATGGCCGGACGCATCAATCGCGGGTCCTCCTCGCAAGCTCGATACTCGGCGAAGCCTTCGCGCCAGCGATAGAGCGCGAGGAGCAGCAGCGCGCGACTGAGACGGCCGAAGAGTGTCGGCGCGAGCGCGATGGCGGCGTCGACCTCGACGAGCGCCTCCGCGTGATGGTTCGCTCGCGTTAGCACCGACGCGCGATCGAGGTGCGCGACATAGTCGGCGATGCGTAGGTCGGAATTGTTATTGATCGCACGACGACTGAGCGCAACGCCGCCGCGCGTCACGACCATGTCGCCCTCCGGCACCTCGGCCTTGCGGCCGTTGGTGCTTCGCACCTCGACCAGCTCGCCCTTCGCGGAAAGTCCGCGCCAGCCGTAATCGGTCGGCTCGTGCGCGATGATCGGGTCATCGTGCGCCGGCAAATCGTCGGTGAAGGTGGCGAGCTTTTGAAGCGTCATTTCCAAGCGGGCGTCGTCCAGGCGACGGCGCGCGGATCGCGGGCGGCCCACGTGACCGGCCATCGCATCTTGACCGCGATCGAATCAGTCTGAAACAAACTGCGCGCGGGAGAGGCGGGAGCGCCGCCGCTGACGATCGGCAGCGGTGTATCGCTCATGTGCAATTCGCCAGCGCGCGCGGTTTCGATATCGGCTATCGGGCTCAATGCTGCGACCACGGCATAGGGCGCGACGCAAACGAGATCGTTGCCGACTGCGTTGCTGGCGAGAATGCCGACGTTGCCGGCTTGCAGAACGAAGCGCATCACCATGCCGGCCGCACGGCCCGGCGAGGCAATGAGCACGAAGGGCCCGTTCGAGGCGACCACCGAAACCGCGTTGATGAGGTTGGCGCAATCCTCATAAAAGGCCTCTAGCGGATCGGTCGCCGCGCTCGGCGTCGTCGTCGCAATACCGTTTCGCAGGCCGGCCGGCGCGGCAGCGGTCGCCGCTGAGCTGCCGAAGAGCGCCACGTCGAGCGCCGCGGCAGCCGCTCGCTTGAGCACGTCGCCGACCAGCATTTCCGCATTCGAGGATTCCACCATCTCGCGCGAGAGCACGCCGATCGCGCCGAGCTTGTTGGGCTGTAATTGCACCGCCGCCGCGGCGAGCTGGCGCACCGGGATCGGATCGCCCTCGGCGACGAATCCCGCGTTCCCTGCGCTGGCGACAAAGCCCGGGGCGCTGATGAGCCCGTAACCGTCGAAGGCGAGCACGAGCGATTGCAAGAGGAGCTGCGCGCCGGCGGCAGACGGCCCGAGGCCTTCGAGCGCATCGCGGATGATCTTGTGCGCCAGCTCGGCGGCCCATCCGGCGATCGGCGTCATGGCCGGCGCCGAGGGCGCCCGCGTTAGCAATTCTGCCGTCATCATGTCGGACGGCCACAGCCTGATCGCGACCTGTACCGGCGAGATGTGAAGAACGCCCGCGACGGCGAATGCGGTCACGCAACGCCAAAACGTGTTGCCGCCGGGAAGCGGCGGCGGCAAGCGCGTCGAGGAGCGCGAACGGAATGGCTCGGCTATGGTCATGCGGGTCGCTCCTAATCAGCGCGCGAGCGGCTACGCCCGCGGCCCACTGGCACGCCGTCGACATTGACCAACACTTGCACGCCGTCAGGTGCGCTTATGTCGACGGTGACGACCTTCTCCGCCGGAGCCGGCCGCGGCCGGCGCGTCGGCGGTGTGGCCGAGCCGGCGGCCCATTCCTGCATCAATTGCGTTGGGTCGCCGGCATACGAGTTGATATCGCAGGGCCCGACGCCCTCGATGCTGTGCGGGCTCGGGCCGACGATGCCGTCCGTGAATTGCCACAACCAATAATCCGACCAGCTCTCTTGCGGCTGCGCCGACGTCCCGTATTGCGCCAGCCAAAGCCGCCGCTTGCCGAAGAATTCATCGGCGCCGTCGAGTAGCTCCTTTGCCGTGTTGCCCGAGTAGATCACGCACTCGCCGGGGCGCCCGAGCGCCTCCTCGACATGCGTGATCCAATATTTGGCCTGCTCGACCGACATTGTGTTACTGCCATAATCCTCCCAATCGAGGCAGAACAGCTCATCGGTATCGGGCGCGGCGAAGGTCAGATAGTTTTTGACCTGCTCCTCGACGTCGGTCGCTTCGGCAAAATGATACGAGCCCCATAACAGGCCGGCCGCCTTTGCAGCTTTCTGCTGCTGGACGTAGGTCGGATCGGTGTAGCTCGTACCCTGCGTCGCCTTGTAGACCACGCCGACGATGCCATCGCTCTTGACCGCCGCGTAATCATTGGCCGGGTCCCAATGACTCAGATCGACGACCATCGGGTTGATTTCTTCGCTCATGATCTACCCGCTCCTTGCGGTTCATTCGGTGCGATCTCCAGCCCGTCGGCGACCTCGATCAAGGTCGGCTGCTGAAGCCACAATGCAAAGAAGCGCAGCGCCTCGTAGAGCGCGCGCATCATCGGCGATGGCCGCCGACCATTGGCGCGCCGCGCGCTGGCGTCGACACCGCCGAGATCGTGTTAGCGACGTCCAAAGGGACGAGGTCCTCGCCGACCGTGTATTGATCGGTGGCGACCGGACCGAGCATTGCGCCGGCGGCGTCGAGGCGATAGCCGCGGATGTTGTAGACGGTGCCCTCGACCAAATCGAAGTTGGCGCTCGGCGCCGCGCCGACATACTCGTTATCGAGCGTCCCATCGGACGCGAGCAGCAGCTCGATCCGCCAATTGCCGCCGACCGTGCCGCCGGGAAATTTCGCCGGCGTCGTCTTGATCGTCACCGTCACTTGCATAAACAGCTCCTTTTTTTGGATTGGGCGAGACCTGATCTGCATAAGCAGGCCCCTTTGTTGCATTATTGGGCGAGGCCTCAATATCGGCAGACGCGCCGGCGCGTTCGACGACCGGTATCCTCATCGACGACGCTGATCGTGCGGCAGCGCGGGCCGCCGACTCGAACATCTGGCCGCTCGGGTCGTGGTCGCGGCTCGACGCGGACACCGCCGGGGCCGACCTCGACGCCGACGCCGGGCGCGGCGTGGTGATCCTGATCCTCTTGGGCGATGCCGGCGGTGCTACACAAAAGAACCAGGCCGAGCGCGATTATGAGCTTCATGAGATGGATTCCTCTGTTTGTTTGGTCGAGCAGGTGTGCAAATTATTTTCGTCAATGATGCCAGCGCAAGATCGCCGCTAACCCATTGATGTTTGTTTGGTGGCAAAAAGCCGATGATCTCGGCATGCTATAATGGCGCGTCAACCAAACATGGAGCAGACAAAATGGAAGCCGAGACCAATCTCGACGGGCTACGCAAATATTATACGGTGACTGAGAACAACAAAATCTTTCGGCTGTTCTGCCGCATCTGCGGCAAGGGCTGGCAGCTCGACACGACCAACGGCTGCCATCCGGGCAACGTGCTGCACTTGTTGAACCACGCCCACAGTCATCCAAAAAACAAGTAGCGCGGGACCGGCCGGGTTTGCAGCTCCCCACAAAAGCAAGTGTGATGCCTTGTGACTGCGAACGTCGGCCGATCCCGCTTCCCCTGGCGGGGATGTAAATGGGGACGGGCCCCTCCGATCGGGCATGGAAGGGCCCGCCTTTCTGTCGGGGTTTGCTTCCAGGGAGGTAGGTCCCCGAGCAGAAAACGAATGCTTTATCTCATCCAATCAGCGCGTCAATATCGATCGGCTTCGCTTGGCGGTCGCGCGAGCGCAGGCCGAGCAGCATTGCCAGAGCAACAGCGCCGTCGATGCGGAATCGCGCCTTGCTCTTGTCGAGCTTGCGGTTGCCGGAAGGGTCCATGGTCGCCACCGCATTGGCCATGTTCCAAGTCAGGATCGGGTGGGCGGGATGTTCGAGCTTGTGCTCGCCGATCGCGGAAGCGAGCGCGTCGATCGCCGGACCCATGTCCCGGTAACCTTGTCCCCACTTGACGAGCCGAAGGCCGTCTTGCCTCGGGCTCGAGCGCAGCGTGCGATTGAGACCGGCCTCGATGTTCTTTGAATCATCCTCGTATGCTTGCAGTCCGATGCGATCGAAGGCGCGCAGCAGGTCGGCGATGCGCCAGCGGTCATAGGCGAGCCCCAGGAGCTTGTAGCTGCTGAGCAGCTCGGCGATGAAACGAGCGACGACCTCGTGATCGATCGTGCGCCCGGGTGTCGTCCGCAGATGCCCGCTCGCAACCCATTCTTCGTACCGATGACTGCCGGTACCGAAGTCGCGTGCGGCGTGATCCTGCAACGTATCGATCGGCTTCCAAAAGAACGGCATGACCCGACAAGGATCGCTCGCGGAGCCGATGACGAGCGCGGTCAGATCGTCGACGCTTGAGAGATCGAGCGCCGCGTAAATCTCGGTCCCTTCGAGCAGTCGCTCCGGGCTCGCGCATTCCATCCAAGCAGCGCGCGAGATGAGCGAGGCGATCGGCGAGACGCGCTGATTGAGAAAAAGGTTTCGGACCTTTGGCTCTTCGGCCGGCATGCGCTTGGCCTTGGCCACGGCGGAGACCAAATCTTCCCGGTCGCGGAAGGTGCCGAGCGCGGGATTAGCCTTTTTCCACTGCGCCTCATCGCCCAAGTCGCAACCTTCCTCCGCGGCGTAGAGATGGCAAACGATGCTCGGGTCGGTGCCGGAGAGGCCGTCATCGATCAGCTTCGAGAGAATGTGCTCCGGGTCGTTGCTCTGCGTCGAGATGGTTATGAACAGCGGTTCGTCGCGCGCGCCGAAGCTCGTATCGAGCACGTCGTAAAGCTCGCGGCTCTTCGCTTGCGCCAGCTCGTCGTAGATGACGACGCTCGGCAGATATCCGTGTTTGGTGCCGGCCTCGGCCGAAACCGCTCTGTAGGTCGAGCCCGTCCGGCGCACCACCATCGTCTTGGTCGAGGTGACGATCTCGACCTGCCCGCGGAGCACGGGCGAAAGCTCGACCATCTGCTTGGCAAATTTGAAGATGATCGCTGCTTGATCGCGGTCGTTCGCGGCGCTGTAGATTTCTCCGCGCGGGATGCCCTCGGGCCCGACGAGGTTGGCCAGCGCGATTGCCGCAATGAGCGCGGTCTTGCCATTCTTTCGCGCCATCGAAAGGATCGCGCGGCGGACGACGCGGCGAGTCCCTCGGTGCGGCTCGTAGATGTCGCGGATGAAATCCTTTTGCCAGCCTTCTAATCGAAACGGCTTGCCTTGCCCGATGCCGCTCGGGATCGTCAGCGTCTCAATAAACCTGATGACCTTCTTGGCGCGCCCCTTGCCCTTGGCGCTGCGGCTAATCGGCGGCGGTGCTAGCATTCCTTGACCACGTCAGTTTTTCGCGCAGCGCTCGGTTCATCCGCTCGACCAGCTCTTGGTACAGCTCGGCGCGGAGGATCGGCCGCGTTGAAAAGCGTCTGACCCGGCGCTTGACGCTTCGTAGCCGCCGGGTCGCGCGGCTTTGCAGCCGGCGCCCTTGCTTGCGCACGAAGCCGCCATGCTCGCCGGTCATCTCCCAAAGCGAGTGTGGTCGGATGGTCGTCGAGGCGACGCCGCGCTTGCGCATCGTGAAAGGCCTATGCCGATGCATGTCCTCGCTCTGCCAGTCGGAAAGTTGCTGGCCAATATCGACCGTCTTGAAGTGACCTATCTTGCGGATCATCCCCGCGATCTGGCCCTGGAAGTCCGGCGTCTCGATCTTAAGCTCGAACATCCTCGCTCTCTCCGCTCGCCACCGATGGGATGGGGGACCGATCGTTGCCCTAACGATCGGGGGTCCCGATCGCTGGCCGAATGATCGGGGGGACCGATCGTTGACCGAATGATCGGTCCTTAAGGCGGCGGCATCCGCTCATGCCGGCCGATGCGCGGGTCCTCGTGGCGGAAGACGTCGCCGCGCTGCACCTCGGCCGCCTCGTCGAGCATCAGGAAAAGCTCGGCGGGCGGCAGCTCGTCGCGCTCGGCCGCTTCGAGCAGCTCGTCCAACCGGTGTTGAAATTCCTTCAAGGTCATTGCACGGCCTCCGTTTTGAGAGGCTATTTGGTGCAGTGTTAAGCGATTTGGCGCAGCTTTAAGCGATTTGAATTTGTTGGTGCGGATTCAAGCCGCAGGGAAGGCCGCCGGTGCGTCCTCCGCGGGGCTGGCTACTAGGCCTGCGGCCCTCCCGGATTAACGCGCGGGCGCTTAAACGCGACGCGGCGCGAGGCCTTCTGGAGGCTGATCCTCGATCGCAGCCGCGCTCACCCGGCGATCAGCCCGTTGAAGGGCCCGAAGTCCTCCTTGTAGCCCGACGCCTGCACGCCCATGGCGATCCGCGCCCGGGCCCCGGGGCTGAAACCGAAATCGCCGGCGATGCGCACCATCTCGGCCGCGGCTTGCAGCGAAATCTTGAGCAGCGGATTCATGCGCGCGCCGACCGGCGTCGTGATCAAGCTCGCGCGCCCCTTCGGATGATTGCTGCGCAGCTCCGCGAGCATCTCCTCGGCCTCGGCCCATTTCTGGTACGCCGTGCAATAGGCGCCGAGGTTCGCATAATCGAGGACCGTCAAGCAGCGAAGCCGCTGAAGCTCGCCGGCGACGCGGTACCATTCGTCGCACGCGCTGCCGACGACATGCGCCGGCGGTTCCGGGACCGTGTCCTCGATCCGTGGCTGCATTTCATTTTTCGGAAGCTTCTGCTTGCCCGGGTTGCCGCGTAGCAGCTTGAGGTGCGTCGGGATGATCGGACTCGGCATGCTAGACCCTTTGCGCTTTCTCGTCGGTGAAATTCTGCCAGCGCTCGATCGCGACGTCGACATAGGCCGGATCGATTTCCAGCGCATAACAGGCGCGCCCTGTCATTTCCGCGGCGATGATGGTGCTGCCGGAACCACAGAATGGATCGACTATGCTCTGCGCGGCGTCGGTCACCTCGATAATCGTTTTGAGCAAGTCTACCGGCTTTTCCGTAGCGTGATTCTTGTTCCCCGTGCGCTTAGCGCTGATGACGTTGCCCTGCGCTTTCTTAGGATTGAATGGCGATCTGACCCGAGTGCCGCACATGATCAACTCGTGCTGCATTCGCCAACCGGCGCCCATGCCCGGCGTTCCCTTGTCCCAAACAACCATGTTGCGGACGCCGTAGCCTGACGATTCAACTACATCAAACAGATTGATCCACATCCGCCAGTCGGTGAAAATGTAGACCACGCCAACCTTGAAATTTCCAAGAGCACTTTTCATCAAAGCCATGTAGCCGCGCGTCGAGAGCGTGTCGTTGGCAACCATCTCGGTGCCGCGCGTTCCGACGCTGCCGCTCGCCTTACCTGCCTCCTGAAAGCCTCCCGAGCAGTAGGGAGGATCGGCAAGGAACATGTCCGCTGCGCAACCGCCCATGAGGCGTCGCGCATCTTCGGCCTTGGTCGAATCTCCACAGAGTAGCCGATGCCTTCCAAGCACCCACAAATCGCCGGTAGCGGCGACAGGATCAGCCGGCAGCTCCGGCCTCTCGTCGGGATCAGTTAGCCCAACATTCGAACCTGCAAGGCGGCCCAACTCGCCCTCGCCGAAGCCCATCAGCGAAAGATCGAAGCCGAGGTCGGCGATGTCCGCGATCTCAAGCTGCAACAAACTCTCATCCCACCCGCCATTGTCGGTGAGCTTGTTATCCGCGATCACGTACGCGCGCTTGCGGGCTTCGCTCCAGCCGCGGGCAACCACAGTCGGAATCTCGCCGAGCCCGAGCTTGGCCGCGGCCAGGACCCGGCCATGGCCGGCGATGATCATCCCCACTTCATCGACCAGCACCGGCACCGTGAATCCCCACTCCCGGATCGAGCCGGCGATCTGCTCGACCTGCACCTCGGAGTGCGTCCGGGCATTGCGCGCATAGGGCACAAGCTCGGCCAGCGCCCGGCGCTGCACTGCGTCAGCCGGCCATGGAGTCGTCGTTTCCATCCTTCACCCGGTGTTCAAAATTTTGCGCGAGAGAAAAATCATCTCGGCAAAATCGCTGCAAGTTCGGACGCTAATTTTGAGG